TTGAAAACACAATTATTGAAATTGTTATGGTTTATTGTAAGAGAAGTCCAACTACCTTCATTTATCTTATAATATATAGTGAATGAATAAGATTGTGGGTCTGGAGAAATTAGTCCAACTTTTCCAGATGTCAAAATGTCAAATGTCAAATATTCTCCTGCATACACATCTTCCTCAACTCCCCTGACAATGTCATCATTGTAGTAAGCCATCACAATCTTGTTTGTCCCTGCATACAAGTCTTTGTTTCCAAAATAAGTCCTTAATCTGTCATATAAAATATAATTCATTCTAAACCAATTATTTATTTTTATAGTAAATTTGAACGTAAGCTTATTCTGGTGGGTTGTCTGTTTGCTCTATACGGCCTCTAACCACTTCACCATTGCGGAACACAACATTCCATTTTATCCCATTGCGATACATCTCATAGCTACCTGCTAGAGCTCTTATCTTGTCATACACTTTGTAAGTAACATTCATATGTAATAATAATGTGTTTTTTATGAAGCGACAAATGTTGCGCCGATTGTTATGTCAGTGTTGCCAAATGTCAAGGTGCAAGTGTTTCCACTATAGTTATGGCTAGCTTCTCCACTTGGTGAGAAATAGTCTAGTTGATATCCTGCATCTGGTATAGCTGTAACTACTATAGTGTCACCAGCTTCAAAGAACTTAGTCTGAGGTGCTACAAGAGTTCCTCCAGTGACCTGAGAGATGATTAGCTTGTTAGTTTGAATAACTACTAAACCATCCAAATTGACGGTCGTGCCACTCACTTGATATTGGACAAGAGTGCCTCCTCCTGTTGGTGTTGGTGCTTGGTTTATTGTTATGTCATTAGCTGACTGGACATTCAAGTTAGTGTTTGAATACACAACACCAATGACATCTACATTGTCACCGACTTTTAGCCCTTGCTTAGCAGGCATGTTATATATGTACATCATAGAGTCATCATCATTGTCATATATTCCTGTTGTATTGCCTGATGTGTTCAGCATCACAATGTCTTGCAACTTCACTCTTGTTGATGTAGTGTTTCCTGCTGTTATGCTAGATATAGTAGTTGTAGCAAGTGGGAGAGTGTTGCCTGTAGATATCAGCTTAAATCTGTCGCTATTTAAGTCTTTGTTTATGTAGTTCTTAGTAGAGCTGCCACTAGTTATCTGTGCCCACACCTTTATCTCATTCCCTAACACTATGTATTGAGAGAAATTATTGAAAGTATAAATAGTTGTTACGTTGTACCTTATTCCACCTGTAGAGTCTTCAATGAAGAAAAGATGGTTATTTGAGTCAACATAAGTTATTATGCCTTGAATCACAAAATATGATGAAGTGTTCCACATGTCAGCTATGTTACGGACATAATAAAATGACTCTGTGGTGCTTGCCTCATCACTGTCTTCATATCCACTTGCAAAGCATTTAGCTGTTATTGTGACATCTGATTTAGTGTAGCCTGTGCCTGGGTCAGCTGGCCTGTTGATAGTGAACTCCCCTGTATACAAAGTGCTTGATGTAGTTGGAGTAGTACCATCAGTTGTGTAGTATATGTCCCCTCCTGAGTTATAGTTTGTTATTCTAATGTCAATAGAGTCTTCTGTATATATGGCATTACTTATACTTGTTATTTCTGGTGCTTCAAGCTTAGGCAATACAACTCTGTTGACGAACAACTCTACTTTTTGGTTTGTAAAACCGCTTGATGGAGCAGCATTTACTCTGAATGTCTCTCCAGCTGAGGTAGAGTGATAATATCCCATCACTTTCACAGGAGAAGTAGATGCAGTTGTTGTTATTGAGAATGAGTTGTTGTTGTATTGTGCATATTCATATATTGACCAATCATATTTGTAACTAGTGCCTCTGGCAGACTTCCAACGCAAGTTTGTGTTAGTTGTATTGCATCCCAACTCATATTCAAGGTTAGTGTCATTATAAGGGTAGAAGTTGAAATAAGTTCCATTCTTTACAACTTTCACTAGCAAATAGTCTTGTGTAGTCTCATCAATCTCAATTGTCTTCACTCCATTTGCTAATGTAGTTATAGACACTGAATCGCCTTTTGGCAAGTTGGCCTCACCTGAAGAAGTTGAACGAGCATCTGTACGGCAGGCTAATGAGTTAGAAGTCTCGACAATTACAACTATGTCTGTGCTTAATACATCATTTGGGCTGTTTAGTTTATAGAATGTTGTTGCCATAATTTATTATAAATCAATTTTTTATATGAGTGGGGAATAAATTCCCCACTCTATTTGTTTTAGGCTTCTCCTTCATATTCTATCTCATAGTCTGTTCCTTCAACCAATGGTTCTAAGGCCCACACTATCTGTGTTTGAGCATCTTCATAATCACTATATCCTGGCATTTCAAACTCCCATTGCCATAAGCCTGCAAATTGTGATGCATATTGGCTTGCATCATATCCTAACAAGTTGGTAAGTTTAGAGTTGACATCACTATAGTTTTCATTAGAAACTCCTTTGACTGCGAATATGAATGATTTAGCAGGAGTGTCTTCCATGAACAAAGAATCAACTTCAACATCTCCATTAGCTGTTATCCAAGTTTGTGCATTGCTATTTGTGAATGATTCTTCTCCTATTGTGATTTGCCATTCAGCAAAACTGAATCCGCTATCTGCTGTAGCATTCAATTCTATAGTAGTTTGGTATTCAACTACTGAAGATGCTGGAAGTTCTACTTGAGTGCCTCCTGAAGATGCTAATGCTGTAATAGATCCACCATAAGGTCCAATTATCACAACAGTGCAATATGTTGGAGTAGGAGTTGGAGTAGGTGGCTCTGGGTCACCAATTATGCCCATGTCATCATAGACTGCATTGTTGACCAATCCAGAAGATGTAGCCAATGTTGGAACAGTTCCCTTGTATCTAAGTCTATTTATATATTCCATGTTTATATGTTGTGTTATATTTTGATTTTCAATACATTGTTGTTGTCATCATATTCAAAGTTAGATGAAGTTAGATATCCAGCTGCTTCAAGCTCTGTCTTTGATATGTAATAGTTGTCCAAATATGACTTAGTGATGAAATGCTCATCAACATAAGACTTTGGATAATACCATGTCTCTAAATAACTTATTGTTACATAATAACTTAAGTCTTGTGGAGTTGCATCTGTTATGATATATACAACATTTGGATCTAGTTTTCCTTGTTGTTCTAAGGCATTGTATTCAGCTTGTGTGACTTCAACCACTTTAGTTCCACCATAAGATGAGACATAATTGCGTACATAGCTCTCATTCACATAAGAAGCTGCATTCAAGTCAGCTACAGTGACATAATAGCTTGGATCAAAGTCATATTGGCGGTCAGTCAAGACATAGATGTCTCCATTATGCTGGTCAACATAGCTCAACTGGTTGTATTGGTTGTATGTCATCTCATGGACTTTAGCAAATCCACTCATGTCAGCACTAGTGATGTATCCGTTTGCTGAAAGCTGTGCTTGGGTCAAATAGCTCATTCCACTTAACTCACTTTCAGTTATGTATTGAGCTGGTATAGATTGCAAATATGCTTGTTGTGACAAGAAGTCATGTGTGACATAGCTTGACAAGTCAATAGTTCCACCTGTTCCACCATGAGAAGCCACATAGTCAACAACATAAGCTTCAGTAGCATAGCCCATTGCATATAGTTCTTCCTTCTCGACATAATAGCTCAAGTCATGTGGGTTAGAGTCTGTTATGACATATATTGTGTCTTGTTGCAATGTGCCAGCTTGTTGCCATGCATCATATTGAGCTTGTGTGCATGATACAACACTTCCGCCACCTGCATAAGATGCTACATAGTTTTCTACATAAGATTTTGTTGCATAATCAGTTAATGAAGATGATGTAAGATAACCATTAGCTGAAAGCTGTGCTTGTGTCAAGTAACCCATTCCACTCAATTCTGTCTCAGTGATGTATTGAGATGGTATAGAAGTAAGATAGCCATTAGCTGAAAGCTCTGTTTGAGTTATGTATTGAGATGGGATAGATGTTAGATATCCATTAGCTGAAAGCTGTGCTTGTGTCAAGTAACCCATTCCACTCAATTTTGTCTCAGTGATGTATTGAGATGGGATAGATGTAAGATAACCATTAGCTGAAAGCTCAGTTTGAGTTATGTATTCATTTGGTATTGAAGTGATGTAGCCTTGGTTAGACAAATAGTTTTGTGTCACATAGCTCATTGCTTCCAACTCTGTGTGAGTCACTACATTTTGTGGTTGAGCATCAGTTATGATATATACAACATCTTGGTCTAATGTGCCAGCTTGCTGCATTGCATCATATTGTGCTTGAGTGACTTCAACTACTTTAGTTCCACCATAAGAAGCCACATAGTCAACAACATAAGATTGTGTTGCATATCCATTCAATGAAGATGAAGTAAGATATCCATTAGCTGAAAGTTGTGTTTGAGTCAAATAACCCATTCCACTTAACTCTGTCTCAGTTATGTATTCACTTGGTATTGAAGTGATATATCCCATTTGTGAAACATCACCTACGGTGATATAGCCTTGGTTAGACAAATAGTTTTGTGTCACATAGCTCATTGCTTCCAACTCTGTATGAGTTACAACATTCTGTGGCTGAGCATCAGTTATGATATATACAACATCTGGATCTAATGTGCCAGCTTGTTGCATTGCATCATATTGTGCTTGAGTGACTTCAACTACCTTAGTTCCACCATAAGATGAGACATAGTTTTGTACATAGCTTTGTGTTGCATATCCATCCAATGAAGATGATGTAAGATAACCATTAGCTGAAAGCTCAGTTTGAGTTACATATTCATTTGGTATTGATGTAATGTAGCCTTGGTTAGACAAATAGTCTTTTGTCACATAACTGCTTAAGTCAACAGTTGGAATCTCACTTATCCTATCCATGACATAAGCCTGAGTTGCATATGACATGTTTGAAAGCTCATCATGAGTTACAAAGTTAGTTGGCTGAGCATCAGTTATGATATATACAACATCTGGGTCTAATGTGCCAGCTTGCTGCATTGCATCATATTGTGCCTGAGTGACTTCAACTACTTTAGTTCCACCATAAGAAGCCACATAGTCAACAACATAATATTGAGTTGCATATCCATCTAATGACTGGTGTTGAGTAAGATATCCATTAGCTGAAAGCTCTTCCTGAGTTATGTATGATCCCAATGTGTCATCCAATTGAGTGTTTGTTACATATCCCATTCCATTTAATTCACTTTCAGTTATGTATGAGCTCAATGTTGAGACCAATTCTGACTCTGTAATATATTCTGATGGAACAGATTGCAAATATGATTGTTGTGACAAATAATCCTTTGTGACATAACTGCTTAAGTCAGGAGCTGGAATCTCGCTTATCCTGTCCATGACATAAGCCTGAGTAGCATAGCCCATTGCATCCAATTCTGACTCTGTCACATATTCAGATGGAATAGATTGCAAATATGCTTGTTGTGACAAATAGTCCTTTGTAACATAACTGCTTAAGTCAACAGCAGGAATCTCATTGATTTTCTCAACAACATAGCTTTCAGTTGCATAACCATTTAGTGCTGAGTTAGTGATGTAGCCCATTTGAGAAATTGCATCATAAGTAGCATATTCTTCTGGTATAGAAGTTATATATCCCATTTGGGAAACATCATTTGTAGTTATGTAGCCACAAGCTGAAACATCACTCATTGTTATGTAGCTCATTGCATCTAACTCAGTCTTAGAAACAAAGTTCTGTGGTTGAGCATCAGTTATTATGTATATTGCATTAGGGTCTAATGTGCCTGCTTGCTCCATCTCCTCATATTCTGCTTGAGTGCATTCAACCAAAGTAGCTCCACCACTAATCTCTATGTTACCTGGTCCAAGGATTGAAGCATCATTTATAGTCTTGATGTTCTCACCACTTACCAACACATCTTGCTTTCCTTCAAGGTCAGTCTTCAATGCGTACAAGTCATAGTTGTAAGCTATAGATTCCATTGCATCTCTAACATTCTTAGCTTTGATAGCCTGAGAAGTGTTGTCAGGTATGTTAGTCTCTATAATGTTTATCAAATTGTTTATGTCTTGTGTGTAAGTTGACATTTCAAATTATTTGATTATTTTTATGTAAATATATTCTAATGACTCTATGTATTTGTGTTTTGCTTTACAAAGTCTCAATGTATTTGAAGAATGCATCTGAGAACTCCTCAGGAGCAAACTCTCCAAGTTTCTTTATCACTTCTTCACATATAGAGTCAAGTGTGGTTGTTACCTTTATGTTTATGTAAGCCCCAGCACATTCTTCTGAGAATCTCTCAGTGAAAGTGTTGATGTCAGTGTCATATTCTATGTCAATCATGCTAAGCTTTGACAAAGCTGATATTGTCTTAGCTAAGACATCAATTGCTGTTGACTCAACTTCAATTGTGTTGCTCCTGTTGTTTGTCAACCTATCTGTGAACAACAAGACAAATGAATATTGTATCATTTCACCTCTGTATGTGTGTGGAGGCTCTTGTGAGCAGCAGAAAGCAGGGAACTTCATCTCATAGTTGTTCTTTGAGATGTCATATATGTTGCCAGACTCAACTATATAGTTTGCATTTGTATAAAGTCCTGCATAATGCTCAATTGTCTTTATTATCTCTCTTAAAGTCATATTTCACGCATCATATTTTTACTTAAGTAAAAAAGTTATGCATTTCATGCATCATATTTATATCTGTAAGGGTATCTTCTAAAACCTTTGCCTCTTGCTCCACCCAAGAACAGGTTGCTTGAGCCTGCTGAGTACAAGCATGACTTTATCTGGTGGTATTGTGTCTCTGTGATCTCAGGGAGGTGCTTCAAGTTGTCTAGAATGTAGTTTTGCAAGTCATGAGCAAACCAGTCTGCTTTTTTTTGCCAATAGTCAGCTAAGTCAAAGACTTCGTCTTCACTTGCTATCTCAATCATCTCATCACTCGTCTTCAAAAGGCCAGCATTGTCTAACTTATAGGTTGCCAACACACAAAGTTTTGAAACAGCTGAGTAAGCCATGAAATATTGAGCTTTGTCAAGCAAATCTTTGTAATAAGAGTTGTTTTCTTCATTTATCTCATTGTCTTTAACTAATTGCTTAAGCTTGTTTAGCATACAATTTCCTATAATACGTTGCAAGTCAATTTCTTGTGACTCAACTATGACAGAATTGAGGATTTTTCCATTCATATTGTCACTAATGCTGGTGTTTGCTCTCACAAAGTCAGCTGAAGTAAGTAATACATTATTCATTTTCAGGAGTGCTTATATTTATGTTGAATGGAGTTATCTTGACAAAGTTTTTTGTGTTGAATATCTTGTCAAATGCCTTCTCAATGTCTTTCTGCATTGGGATTATCATTGTCTGGTTGAACAAAGCATAAGCTTCTTGGTATTCATTAGCATTGAATCCTGTCTTCTCTTGGTCAATGCCGAACAAAAGTGGAGAGCATCTGAATGCTGTGAATATTTGTTGCTTAGTAGTGTCATACAAAGCATGCCATCTGTCTGCATAGTTGTCTCCATCTATCTTAGTCACTGTGACTTCGTTGTCTTTCTTGTCATTGAATGAAAGCATTGGACGGCCAGTGTTCTCAACACCACAGAACTTGTCGTAGAAGTCATTCTCAATCTCTTCTTTGATCTCATCTGTAGGAACACCATTGTTGAAATTGACAATATAGTTGCTTGACATGCCATTGTCAATCAAATTGTAGTGGTAGATGTTTATCTTCTTCTCAATCTCACAAGGAAGGACAGCTGCACCCCAAACTGGAGTAGGGTAAACCTTCAAATAGTCATTCTTCCAATAGAATATTGTAGAGTCAGGGTTCTCTTTGACATTAGAAGTGAATGAGTCATATTGTATGAAGCTTACTCTTCCACTTTTCTTTCCCCAGTCTGTAGAATAGTACAACTTAGTGCCATCTTCATTAGAACGGACTTTAGCAAAGTCAAGCCAGTATATGTCACTAATGTTTCCTGATTTGTCTTTTATGACATTCAATGCAAAACCATTGAACATACACAAGTCTTTAGCTATCAATTTGATTGTGTCATATAAAGTTTGTCCTTTGTTGTTCTCTTTAGTGTCCCACATCAAATCTATAGAAGTTGTGCCCTCACCTGCCACGTAGTCAGCCATTCCATCAATGATAGAGTGAAGTGTTGGCACATCATAATACAAACCTCTCAAATATTGTGGGTAGTCATTACATGTGCCCCATGACATGAAACCTTTAGTCTTGTTTAGAGTCTCTGTAGGCAAGACAATGTTAGAGTCATAATATTTGTCAATTGCTGCAAATGAGACTTTCATTTTCTTCTCTTTATCCATGTTATTTTCCCTCATAGAACACACACTCATTCAAGGTGTCATAGCATACATGTTGCTTGTATTGCTTCAAGCCCAATTGTATCAATCCATTAGAGACTTCTTCGTTGTTTGAGTTGAGTAAAGCGTATTCATACTCATCATTCTCTGCTTCTGAGAAGTCAATCAAGAATCTCCAATATGATGGGCTTTCTAAGCGGTCTATGGCTTCAAAAGAATAGCTCTTGTGAGAGTATTTGCTATACAAGTTGAATGTATATGTTGGTGTGTCTTTTGTAGTCAAAGACTTCATAACAACTATGTCAGCTATGACATTTGGGTTGTCTATAATGATCATGTGTTATGCGTATTTTTTAAACAAATATATTTGTATCTGTTTATGTTTAACAGAAGGAAAAATGTAGAAAAAGTTTAATAAAAGGGGTCTCATCTGTGTAGAAAAAGTTTAATAAAAGGGGTATTAAAAGTTGCTGCTCGCTATAGAGGCAGCTGATTTCTGAGACCCCTTTTATTAAACTTTTTTAAAAAATAATATATTGAATATCAATTAGTTAAGTATAATATATTGAATATCAATATACTAAAAAAAGGAGCCCCTTGGGAGCTCCAACGAACGAAATTACAAAAAAGAAGTTCGTATTATATGATATGGGAAAGTTTAACCAACTATTGAAGTAATATCCATTGACACTGGGAAAGGATAGTCCTTAGAGTTGTCCTGTAAAGTGATAGTGTATCTGTTACCGTCTGAGAAGTTAGTTCCAGTCTCTGCTCCACCTGCTGAAGCCATTACAGGAAGGTCATATCCAAGATACCATATAGTGCCATTAGCATCTTCAACTAAGCAAGCGACTTCACCTAATGACAATGCTGAGATTTCAATTCTCTTGTTAGTGTCCTGTTTCAAGAACTGCATGCTTAAGTCAGTGCTTACAGAGTTTCCGTTAGCTGCATCAACATTCAAAGTAGAAGTCATAGAAGCTGTGTTTCTACGGAAGTTGAAAGCTTTGAATGTAGTGCCGCTTGCCATAGTTATGCCTGTGATTGTTCCACCAGTTCCCAAAGTTACTGCTGTTACATCATCATAGTCTGCTATATATACGACTTTAACACCACCCATTGATGTTTCACATCCTAAGGTTATGCCATTGAGCTTTTGGGTACATGCCATAATGTTTAATTAAATATATTTATCATTCAAAATAGAAGCTTCCATCTTCTCTATATACTCTATGTTTGCCAAGTATAGATTTAGGTCCTATTCGTCCTTTAAGTGATTCACTTAAGTGTTTACTATGTTCTAAAGTTAGATGTTTACCTTTATTCCATGAAGTTCCACCTTTGTTCCATGTTGTTATGCCTTTATGGCCTTCTGAAATGTGTTGTTTTTGCTCTTCGTTTAATGTCCAATGTGGTCTTTCCCATTGACTCATCTTTTTTCTTGTGATTTCACTTACTCCTTGTTGGTTTCCACCTGCTCGTAAGTTTATACACATATCATCTGTGTTGTATTTGTCACCTATAAGAACATACTCAGCATTATTAAGTTCTTCTTGAGAATTGTAGAAAGCTATTGTTTCTTTTATATAAGTTTGATGTTCTATTTTTCCATATTTTTTAAAATAATCTCTTATAATCCTTCCACTTCCTGTATAGTTGTCATCTAACCTATTAGTAGAATGTTGTCCTAAATAATAGTGTCCAGCTAGAGATCCTTTAAGTAATATTATTTTATATGTATAATAGAACATGCATGTTTTGATATGTTTAGATGAGTTCTAAGGGACTTTCTATAAGCAAGCCTTATAATCTATCATCTAAATAGAAAAGTCCCTTAGAATGATTGTTTCATCTTAAGTTTAGGCTACAGTTCTCTTACCAAGAACGATTTCTTCAGGATAAGCAACTTGGACACCTGCTATGAATTCAATAGCAAATCTGTATTCACGGTTGTCTTTTGAGAACCACAAGTCGAATATCTCTTCACCATTCTGCAAGTCAACACCATAGAATATATTGCTCTTAGAAGCTGCAATAGCATAGTCATAAGAAGCTGTGTTGTTAAGTCCGTTTACAGCAATGACTTTGATGTCTGTTCCAGGAAGCATGTATTCGTTTGCTCCGTCACCTGGGTTGTAGTGGTACAAGTTAGCTGATACTAAGTCCTGCATGAACTCATTGTAAAGAGGAGTAGAAACAAGGATGCATTTGTCTTCTTTTTCAAGTATCTGAGCAGGCATCTTAGCTGCAACTGCCTTGATGAATGCATATGCTGATACATTAGAAGCTGCTGTAGCTGTGATTGTTGATGTGCCAGAAGCTGTCAAGATCTTGATAAGTCCGTCGAACTCAACTGCTGATGCATTTGAAGAGTCACCTTGGTAGATCATCTTTTCAATTCCAGCTTTTACCTGATTCATTACACCATCAACGAATTCTTTCTCAAATGGAAGGTCAGAGTCAGTCTTGTCAGCTGCAACTCTTACTAAGTAGTTAGCCCATTTGTTAAGCAATACTTTGTCGCAGATAGACATGTTGATCTTAAGAGCTCTTGGAGTCAATATTCTCTGTGAAAGAGAAGTAGTTCCGCTTTCATCCCATCCACAAGTAGAGCCATCACCGAAAGCAATCTGTGTGTCAATCAAGTTAAGAGCGGTAGGGCCCTTGATGCCAGTCTCTAATGTGAACATGTCAGCTGATTTAGCGCTTAATACAGCTTTAGCAATAAGTTCCTCTCTGTGTTCTTCAACATAGTTTGGAAGTGCTGTTACATTATATGAATTTGCCATAGTTAAATTATGTGTATATTTTTCTAAGTTATTTTTTCAATTTGCTTACAATGCTTATAGCATTGTTGATTTTAGAGTCATTTGTATGAAGTTTTGCAACTTTCTCATATTGGTCCATGATTGGTTCTGCTGCTGGTTCTTTCTTCAACTCAGCAATCTCTGCTTTAAGAGCTTCAATCTCTGCTTTCAAGCTTTCAATGTCAGCCTTAAGCTCATCGTATTTCTCATTTGCTTTAGCTTCTGGTTCAGGGTCATTAGCAGGTTCAGGATCATTCTCTTCATTTTCCTGTTCTGGTTCAGGGTCATTCTTTGGCTCTTCATCTGCTTTAGGCTCAATAGCTGAAACTAAACCTTCTGTTACAGTGATTTTAGTCTCATCTTCAGTGATGTATTCACCATCTTCAACCTTTACACGGTCTTCACCTTCGTCAATGAACAACTCATCACCAATTTCAAGCTGGCCTTCACCAACCCAGTAAAGCTCGCCCTTGTCAGTCTTTACACTACCGAACTTGACAATAGCTTTCATTATTTTCTTAGATAACTTGGTCATAAAGTTTGTCTTATTTTTATTTGTCTTTCTCATCATTTCTCCAGTCTCATTTATCTCAAAATATCCTTCAAGTGAGAATCCTTGGAATGTGCCATCTTTTATAGATTGCCATATCTCAGCATTCTCAACTTTGTATTTAGTGAACAATGAGCCGTCTTCAATGTGCTCAAAACCAACAGGTGATATTCCATTAGCTTCATCCTTTATGAAAACCTCAACCAAATGGACATCATTTACATCAGTTCCATCAGTATGTTGCAAGTTGATGTTGTTATGGGTGTTGTCGGCTAACATCTTCTCAGCCATCTTCTTGATAGTCTCCTTTGTGTACTTGATGTAGTATTCTCCATATTGTGGTGAGAAACGATATATAGGATAGTCAGCTCTCATTAGGACACCAAATACAATGTGCTGCTCCTCATCTTCAATTGAGAACTTCAATGCTTTGTCTTCTTTGTTGAAGAAAAGGAAGTTTGACTCAACTGCTGGAGCATCAACTAATGATATCTTGAATATCCCATCTTGCTGGTCTAGAATCTGTGCTTCAAAAATTGGAATCATAATTTGATTTGTCAATTTGTTTGTATATATAAAAATATGTTAAAATGTTATAGTATAAGGCCTATATGTGCCTTCTAAGGGACTTTCTTATGCAAGATGATAGATTATTCGGCTTTTAGCCGAAAGTGCATCTAATGATGCATATATTGTTTGCATGTAAAAGTCCCTTAGAGTTCATGTATTAAAATGATAAAATTTCAGGTATCAACAAACACAAAGAAAGCTCTCTAATATATATAGGATATCTCTCAAAAAATATGTTTTTTATATTTTTATATATATAAAATAAAATCTTTTTAAAAATATTTTTGATATTTGATACCTTTTTCCTATATATATAGCACCTGTTATTAGTTTGAGCGGTATCAAACTGGTATCAAACTGGGTAGAAAAAGTTTAATTTAAGGGTCTGAAAAGTCAGCTGCTTATATAGCGAGCAGTAATTTCTCAAACCCTTTTGTTAAACTTTTTAAAAAGTAGCTTCATGTTCTCTTACCTCAACCTTTTGTCCTGCTTCTGCTATGTCAGACTCAACAACATACACTCTCTTGTCTCCACCACTCTGTTGTGAGTTAGGTGTCTCAGGAAGTGTAGTCATTCCATTTATGTCTTGTTGCTCATCAAGTAATGGGCTCACTATAGCTCCAACATCAGGAGTAGATGTGTCAGGTGCTG